CTTCAGTAGACAAGCCACAACGACCTTCGCCAATGATGCGGTGCCGCTGAAAATGCAGGCGACGCGGCTGGAATTCGCCGGCGGCGTCACAGCGAAGATCAAAGACCGGCTGAACCTGTACGGGCAGTTCGGCTACCAGTTTGACGTGAGCGGGAACAGCAACGTTCGCCGTAATGGCGTCGAGGGCGATGTCGGCGTGCGCTACTCCTGGTAACGTCCCCGCTCGTTGTGACCGCTTCGGAGCGGCTAGCGGGCCCTCGGACCCGCAGCCGCAAATGTCAGCATCGGGTCGAAGAGAGCCGTTCCCTGGCAGTCCGCGAACAATCTAAAAAAGCCCCGTTTCAATCGGGGCTTTTCGTAGTCTTGGTGCTCCATGTCTAACGTTTGCGCTTTTCGGGTGGCCGCTTGTCATTCAGGCCGCTACGGCGACGCTGATCGTCGTAAAAAGACTCCGCCGACCAGTTATCGGACATCGTCTCTTCCCATTCCCGGATCGCGCGCCGCGGGATCAGCACGCGTCGACCGATGCGCATCTCGCGTGGCCCGAGTCCGCGCTTGCGTAATTCGTAGAACGTCGAACGTGACAGCTTGTAGCGGTCGCAGAAGTCCTGCAGTGTGATCGCGCCATTCGTGTCGTCGTCGTCCTCACCGGCATCGACGATGGGCGCATCAGTGAGGCTGGTCATTGCTCGCTCCTTCACCAGTTAGCGGATCGAGACACGCCGCCTCGCCCCACGTGCAGACGCCGCACATCTCCGCTTCGTACACAACCCGGCCACCCTTGACGCCGGTCACGCACGGCGCTGCGCCGCAGACGACGCACTCGCGACCGTAGTCCGGCGACCATGCATCGACGATGATCGACGGGCCGGGTTCGGGCAGCGGCGAGTCGATCCGCTCGCGCGCTCGGCGACTACGCGAGGACATGGTCCGGCTCCCCGAGACGTTCCCGCATGTCATGCGATGGTCGGACTTTTCGCGCTCGCGCAGCGCGATTGCGCGCGTTCTCGTAGTGATCAACGGTATTCGCGTTCAACCCGTGCCGCTGCGCAATAGCGCGCAGATACACGGGCCATTCGCGCGGCTGGCGCGCGTCGTGCATCTCCTGAAAATCGTTCAGCATGCCGATGTGCCTATCGAGAAAGCGCGCGTAGTCGCCGCCGTACTCGGTGCCCATGAGGACCGTCGCCACGTCGGGTACGCCCCGGTATTCCAGAGCTTCGCTATACACATCATCGGGCATGATCCAGCCGATCGCACAGCGCTTGCCATCCGGCGCGCGGTATCGGCACTTGACGCCGTCGGGCGCCGTCGCTTTAGCGTTCTGACGCAGAAGGTTCCACGCGATTACGTCGAAGAGGTCCTGACGGGTCAACTGGTCGAGCATCGTTGTCGTGAGTTTCATCGTTCAATCTCCGGATTCAGCACTTCAGGATGGCCCACTTCAATAACCAGACAATCACCGCAATCGAGCCGACGACGACCATCACGGCGACCGAGAAGAACATCGTGCACACAACCGATATGACGACCTTCGCGCCCATCGGCAGCCGGCGAAGCGGTACGCGCGGCGACTCGCTCATTCGTCGTCCTGCTGGTCGACATTGGTCGCCTGACTCGGATCGAGAGACACAGGGACTTCGTGTTTGAGTAGAGCGACGAGCTTCGCGGTTTCGTCAGGGGTCGGCCGGACCTGGGCGCGTGCGACGCACGCACACGTCCCGCCCTCCTTGACCGTGATCGACAGCTTGCCGAAGGTCGCGTCGGGGAAGATCAGGTCGCCTTTCGCCTTGCCGTTGCCGGTATGCAGTTGCACGCCGACCGGCGAGAATTCGCCCGACCACTTCAACGCGCCTAGCTGCGGATATTTCACGTGCGTGAGATGCTCTGCGTCCGGCCCGAGCAGGTCGGGATCGGCCGCTTCTTCGAACAACGCTTCGCGCAGTCGGGCGCGAGTTGATTCAGTACGTGATTCGGTACGTCGAACTGCAGCCGAATATCGACGGCCGTCACTTCGTCGTCGCCGTGCAATTCGGTCCTGACGTTCAGGTGGCCGATCTTCATGATGTGCCGCGTAAGCTCCAGCATTTGCTCTGTCCTCCGAACTTAATTGAACGAACTGTCGAGCCTCGCCAATGCGGACGACATCACCGGACCGGGGGCGGGTCTGCCTTACTCGTTGAATTCGGCCGCGCGCGCGCGATAGATCGCTTGGAGTTCGCCGCGCTGCTGCTCGTCCTTGATGGACTTAATCAGATCCGCCGCGGTGTTCACCGCTTCGATACTCGTTGCCGCGTTCAGCGCGTCGGCGACTTCGGCAAACGTGACAGCCGGAGCGTCGTCCTTCTTCGCGTCGCCTTTCTTCGCGCTGGCCTTCATGCGCGACTTCACTGCGGCCGTGCCGCTCTTGCCTGCGGCGAGATCGTCGCTCGGTGGGTCGGCGTCGCCGATCTCGAACCATTCGGACGGCTCGCTCATCTCGTCGCGCAGCGAAGCATAGATGCGTTTCAGGGACACGACCTGCGCGGGCGTGATCGCGTCGAGACGCCGCTGAATGCGCTTCTCGATATGTTCCTTCGTGATGCCGAACTGCGCGAACGCCTCGATCATCTTCGCCATCGCTTCGGGACTTGTGTCCGCCCTCGATTTGAGCGTTGCGTCAGCCTGTGCCATCGCCGCATCGACAACGTCGCCGGGAATGATTGCTTCGAGACACGCGCGCACGCGACGCTGCGCCTGATTCGCGCACAACTCGTAAATGTCGCGCTCGTCCTTCAACGCGTAGCCGCCCTGACGCGTATCGCGCCAGTGCGGAACGATGAACGCGATGCGCTTGCGGGTGCGACCTTCGAGATCGACTGCGACCGCTTCGACTTCGGAGTACGGGACGCCGTTCGGGCCAATGCCGCGCGAGCGCTCGCGCCACGCTGAGTCGATATTGCGCCACGCTGTTGCGATAGCTTCCATCGCCTTGATGCTCGGGCCGCGAATGTCGGTGCCGCCGCGCGAGAACTGGTACTGCGACTTCTCTGCGAGCGCGGTGCGCGTAAAGGCGAGCAGGATGCGATCCATTGCCTTCACCTCGTCGCGCGGAAACTGCTGCGCCATCAGGTAGCTGACCTGCATGTCCGCGAGTTCACGGCTTTGATCCTGACGCGCGCCTGCGGTCTCCCCGATGGCTGTGCGACCCGCGAACGGCGACTCGATCATGTCGTTCATTCCTTCGCTCCTTTTCTCGCTGAATAACGAAAGTCGACGTATGACGACGGCTCGACCGTATAGCCGTTGCGCTCGACGATCTTTCTCGTATAGCCGCCGCCGTTCGGCAGCAGGCCGGTGGTCGCGCCGCCCATCATGTGCATGAGGCGCGCCTGGCACGCATCGGACCCGGCCTGCATGAGCTTCGCCTGCTCGTCGAAGTCGAGCTTCGCGTAGTGCAACGCCTCGGCCTCGGCGGGCAGATTGATCGTGTTGCCATCGGTACCGGGAAAGAGCTTCTTTAGAAGCGGGATCGCGGTCGGGTGCCGATAGTCGAGCGGCGGCGCTTCGTTGCGCTCGACAAACTTCCAGAACTCGGCTTCGCCTTCGATGATCATGTCGATCATCTCCGCGTCGCGCTCGATGTGATAGACCTTCAACGAGTTACCGCCGACGCAGGCGGCCAGGTGCCAGACGTCGTACCCCGAGACGGCGAGATAGTGATGGCACTGCATCAGGTATTCGAGCGGCACCTGATCGGAGTGCTCGTCGCCCCATTCGCCGAAACGATATGCCATCGAGTCGACGTTCTTCGCTTCGAGTCCTTCGCGCTTGCCGTCGATTGTCCGGTCGTAGCTCGCGAGCATGAAGGCGTACCTCGGATGCTGCGCGATCCGGTTGTGGCGACGCAGCCTCACGCTGTAGCGCTTCGCGTACATATTCGCGATGACGCCTTCCATCGCCTTGCCGAACTCGATACGCTCGACCGTGTCTAGTCCCGCCGCGTCAAGGAGGGCAGTATTCCCGATCTTCTCGTGGAATAACTCGGACATCGTTTTACGGCGAGACTGCCCAAGCGCGGCGGCCGCGTCGCTGCCGCCGATGCCTTTTCTTCGCTGGTCCAACCATTCTTCACGAGCGTTCATACAAGTCTCCCGCTACGTTGAAAAGGCGCGAGATCGCGACACGCGGCTCGTCGAACAGCCAGCGCTGCGACCACCATGCGCGACGCAGCGCGCGCGGAATCGTTCGTAACGTCGCGCGATAGCTCATCGGCGCTCGACTCGCGAAGCGATAGTGCGTCATGCGGCCTCCTGTTCGACGAGCACGGCGAACCACAAGCCCGAACGCGACTTTTCGAGGCCGAACAGACGCGGCGCGTGCTCGACGCCGTATTCGTTCTTTGTTGCGAGCGCCCGTGACCAGACCGATTCGGCATCGCTGCCCGTAAAGATCACGTGAACGCGCTTGCCGATCTGGCTGCGCGTTTCGATCACCGCATCGAATCGTCTATTCATGGCCTAATCCGTTTACGTTCGGTCGGGATTGAAATCGTAGAAAACCGAATTCGGAATTTCAATGAGAATTTTTCGGCCGACCATTCTCTATTGCAGCGCGTTATGTCCGCCGATGTGCGTGCATGTTTTGATTATTTTGAAATGGATTGTACGTCTTACCGACTCGACGTCCCGGCGCATCCGCTGTCGCCGTCGCTCACCGAGCCACGCGGCTGTATCGCTCTAGCTATACGCGAATATGCCGGAATTGAGGCGACGCAGCACAACTTGTAGTTCTTACCTGACGTCAAGCTACACCCCCAGGGTTTATACCGACTTGCGCGCGTCGACCGAGCGAAAGAGACGTCTGGCGCTTTGCCACCCGTCACACACTGGCGCACGTAAAAAAACATAGGATAACGAATACGAACGACAGAAAAGTGAACGCGTTGACTTAATGCACCCATTCACTTTTCGAGAGAAAAAATACACGTTTTTATTCCCGTTTGAAATTGGTCTATAACGCGATGACGCTGATTCTATTTTTCATCCCGAGGACTGACGATGACCCGCCACCATCAGCCCGAACTCAAGGCACTACGCGCTCGCGGCATCGACGCGTTGAACCTCGCGATCGAACTCGCCGGGAGTGCTCACATTCTCGCCGCGATGATCGGCGCGAACCCGTGCTCGCTCACGCACTGGCGACAACGTGACAAGCGCGTGCCGCTCGACTACGTGCCGGCGATCTGCTCGGCCGTGAACCATCCGAAGGTGACGCCGTACACGCTGCGTCCCGATCTCGCGCATGAGTGGCAACGCATCACGCCGATCCTCGTCGCGTGTGCGGAAGGTCGCGGCCGTACCACACCGCTCGACGCGTTTGAAGTCGACAGCGAACGCCCGAGAAATCTTGCGACGCGCACGCTTAAGCGCATCGCATCCGAACTCGCGCATCAGACGACGGCTTGAATCGTCGCGCGCATTGCTCAAACGGAGAACGATGATGAACGATGAACAGAGTGTGTCCTTCGACGCGCTAACCATCACAGATCGTGCGAAGTGGGGTTGCGTCGCCGGTGAAGTGCTTCGCGGAGGCCAAGAATTGCGACGTCATCTGGACGAGCGCGCGAAGCCGCCTGTAGCGTCGACTGAAAGCACCCTGACCGAGTTGTTTCGGCAACTCACCGACCAGCTGCGCGCGCAGGAAGTACGTCGACTCACGACCGTCGCGAAGCTCCCGTGCGAACGCGATTGACGACTTCCGGGGGAATCGTCATGCCACGCTCGCGCACCGTCAAGGGCGGCTTCTTTCGCTCGCCCGATATCCAGCACACGCCGGTCGACTGTCGCCTGCTATTTATCTCGCTATGGACGCAGGCCGATCGCGAAGGCCGCCTCGAAGACTTGCCGTGGAAGATTCGCGATGAAGCGTTTCCGTACGATCAGGACATTACCGAACAGCACGTCGACAACCTGCTCGACATCCTCGATCGACGTGACCTGATTACGCGCTACGTCGTCGACGGTCGCCCGCTGATCGTCATCACGAAGTGGCGCAAGCATCAGCATCCGCACCCGAAGGAAGCGCAAAGTGAGCTTCCGGGACCGCCCGCAAACCTGCGCCAGTCAAGGAGTTCGTATCTGGAAATTTCTGGGAATGGGTCAGTTCATACCCAGGTGCGAACCGACCGGGCACGTACTTCTGATACTTCTAAGCCTTCTAGTACCTCTGGTTCTTCTGTTCCTTCTGTTCCTTCCGGCTCCGCCGAGGTTCTTCATACGTTATCGCCAGCATCAGAGTCTGTAGATCGCGAAACTCGCGTTTCGCGCGCCACGCGACTTGCCGACGACTGGCGATTGCCGCAAACGTGGGGACAGTGGGCGATACGTGAACTCGGATGGACGCGCGAGCAGATCGTCGACCAGGCCGAACGCTTCGCCGATCACTGGCACGCGAAAGCGGGCAAGGATGCGAGCAAGCGCGACTGGCTCGCGACGTGGCGCAACTGGTGCAGGAAAGCGCGCGACTTCGGCGACGTACGCGTGAACGGCGCGACGCGCCGTGACGAGATCGACCGCAACAAGGCCCGCGTGCTGACCGGCTATGACCCGGCAAGGGCGCACGGCGACGTGCTTGACCTGCCACCGGAGGACGTCCATGTCGTCAGCACCAAACACTGAAACGCGCGGTGCATGGCTGTGGCGAAAGATGGCCGCGTGCTTCGGCGAACGCTTCTACGCGATGTGGCGAAACGTCGATGAAGTCGAGATGCAGGTCGTGTGGTCCGAGGGTCTTCGCGGCATCACACGCGAGAACCTGATGCGCGGCGTATCCGCGATGCTCCAGCGTCGTACGCCACCCACGCTCGGCGAGTTCATCGAACTATGCCAGCCGGTGCCCGCGATGTATCGGCAAAACACGCTCGCGCTTTCCGACAACCGGCGCGCGTCACCGGCAGTCGTGGCCGAGAACATGACGAAGATTCGCGCGATTCTCGCCAGTCGTGGCCTGCCGAAGTCGGCTCCGGCCGCAGACGAAACCGGTATCGAGTGGGCGTTCCGTATCGAGCGAGCGGCCGACGTTGATGCAAGCGTGCCACTGCACAAACTGCGCTTCGCTCAGGAAGCGATCAGGGCATGGTGCGACTCGCATCACTGTACGCGCGACGCGCTCGACGAAAACGGGAAATGGAAAGGCGGCTCGCGCGTTGCATCTAGCGCTTCGGCCGGCGAAGTGTCGTTGCCGCCACGCGTGCCGAGCCCGCACATCTACGGCGAGTACGAACGCGAGCCGGGAGAGGACGACGAATGACGCGTATCGAATTCACCATCCTCGGCGAACCGGCCAGCAAGGCGAACTCGCGAGAACTCGTCACGCGCCGCGTGAAAAACAAGGACACCGGCAAGGCATCGACGCGGCCGATGTTCATCAAAAGCGAAAAGGCGCGCGATTATGAAACGAGCGCGCGCAAACAGATTCCACCGAAGGCACGCGTGCGGCTCGAGGGACCGGTGCGCGTGATCATCCGAATCTGGTACGCAAGCGAACGACCCGATCTCGACGAGTCGGTGTTGCTCGACTGCCTGCAGGATCGCAAGGTCGAGGGCGCCATCGTCCAGCACGGGGTCTATCGCAACGATCGACAAGTCCGACAGAAGTTCGTCTTTCACGGTATCGACCGTGCCAATCCACGAGCACACGTGATCGTTGAACCGTTGCAGGCGCAACAACTTGATCTCGCACTCGATATCAACTTTGATCCATTTGAAGCCATCGCATGAACCAGCATCTCACACGGCACGCACTCGCCATGCGTCTGCACCTGCAACACGACAACGATCGTCTGCGCGAGGCGCTCGCGATCATCGCGGACATTGCACAGGCCAGCAACGATTCGAAGTCACTGCCGAACATCGCACGCATCGCACGCTCGGCACTCGTCGAAGCGCAGCGCGCGAATCCGTCGCCTCGACCCGAAGGAGAACGATCATGAGTCATCGATGCGCATGGCCGGGATGTGAGCGAATCGTGCGCGATGATCGGTGGGGCTGCGCTCCGCACTGGCGTCGCTTGCCCGACGATCTGCGTGCGTGGATCGGCCGCGCGTATCGCGCCGGCATGGACACCGATTCGCATCCGACAGCCAGCTACCTCGCCGCCTACGCGCGAGCGCAGGCATGGATCGCTCTGACCGACAGCGCTAAAGCGGCGCACGCACGCTGATCCCTTTCTCTGTTACAAAAAATATTTTGTTGTGCGCACACGTTCATGGATGTCTACCGGTGTTCGCTGATGTTCGGATGCCTAAGCATTGTTTCACGTGGAGCGCTTGAATCCCTTGCACACAGCGGCTATAACCGACGCGAGTCGTACGCAACGCAACACCGTCGCATGGCATGGCAGCAAAGCAATGGCCCGCAGCCGCTGAGTCCGGCTGCGGGCCTTGTCGTAACGGCGGGGGTTCAAGCGGAGGGTTTGACGATGCCGGGACCGTGGGGTGCGCTCTATGCCTTGGCCGAGTGGCGCAAGCTGCGCGCCGCTCACCGCCGCGCCCACCCGTGCTGTGCCATGTGCCTCGATGCTGGTGTCGTCACCCCGGTCGCCGTTGTCGATCACATCCGGCCGCATCGCGGAAACCTTCGCATGTTCCTCGACCCGACGAACCTGCAATCGCTGTGCAAGCCGCATCACGACTCGACGAAGGGATGGGAAGAACGTCGCGGCCTGTCTCCCGGTTGTGACGCGAACGGGAACCCGCTCGACGCGCGTCACCCGTGGAACCGGAACGGGCGCGCATCGGACGCCGTGCGGGAACCGCGAACCCCGCTCCATCGTGCGGCGAAGGCCGGTGGCGAGGGTGGGTGAAAAGTCCCGGACGGTTTGGCGACGCACCCCCCGTCCACATTTGTCTCATAAGTCGCACTTGTACGGACAAGGGGTCGAACGTGGTATCACGCAGGGCAGTACTCACGAGTGAGTCGGACTCACCGGACGTCACGCCGAACGTCACGTACGACGCGGCGCGCGAGGCGGCGGCCTCGTGGCCCGCCGTGCAGGTAGAGATGCGCGCGCTCGCCACGCTCGTGCCGTACGCCCGCAACGCGCGCCTGCACTCAGACGCTCAGGTCGCGCAGATCGCCGCATCGATGCGTGAGTGGGGATGGACTCAACCGATTCTCGTGACGGAGGCCGGCACCATCATCGCCGGCCACGGCCGGGTGCTGGCGGCGACGAAACTCGGACTGACCGAAGCGCCGGTGATGGTCGCGCGCGGATGGTCCGACGCAAAGATTCGCGCGTACGTGATCGCGGACAACCGGCTCGCCGAAAACGCGACGTGGGATCGCGACATGCTCGGCGCGGAGTTCGCGGAGTTGCGCGACTCGTTCGACCTGCTACTGACCGGTTTCACTGCGGGCGAGATCGATGCGCTTGTCGTGGTCGACCTGCCTGCGCTCGGCGTTGAGTACGACGAGCACGCAGCGGTCGGCGTGAAGATGGTCAAGTGCCCGCACTGCGGCCACGAGTTCCCCCGGTGAGACGCGCGATGACCTACGTCGACTCACTCGCCGCCGCATGGAACGAGCACCTTGCAGCGCGCGCCCCGCGCGCTCCGACAGTGGTCTCGACGTTCGCCGGTTGCGGCGGCTCGTCTCTCGGCTACTCGATGGCCGGGTTCGACGAACGGCTCGCTGTCGAGTGGAGCGAAAGCAGGCTGCGTCGTTCGCCGCCAACTTCCCTCACGTGCCGCTGCACCTGGGCGATATTGCGGACCTGTCCGACGCTGACGCGTTGCGTCTCGCGAGACTCGCGCCCGGCGAACTTGACGTGTTCGACGGTTCTCCGCCGTGCCAGGGCTTTTCGCTCGCAGGCTCGCGCAACTTCGACGACGGAAGAAATCAGCTTTTTCTCGAATTCGTGCGGCTGCTACGCGCGTTCCAGCCCAAGGCGTTCGTCATGGAGAACGTTCGCGGGATGGTCGTCGGGAAGATGCGCCTGATTTTCGCGGAGATCATCCGCGAGCTTCGCGCG